GTTCAATTTTATCATTTTCTTTAAATCTCTTACGTAAAGTACAAGCATTTGGTGTATAGTTCTTATTAATTTTTACACCATTATCTTCTTTTTTGGCACTAAGTTTATCATTATGTTTACCAAGACCGCAGACAATTTTATATTCGTTAAGATTATATGTCTTAAGTAATGAAAAGAAATGGTTATCATTATCATTATTACATTTTTCGTGCTTATCTTCACGTAAATCATCAACTTTATCATTAAGATCATCAACATCTTCATTGAGTTCATCAACTTTATCATTAAGTTCATCATTTTGATCAAGTACTTCATCAAGTTTAATATGTGTTTCTTTACCATAATTTAACAATTCGTCAATCTTTTTTGTTTGTTCATCTATTTTTTGATTTAATGTTTTATTTTTATTTGTAATATTTGCAATAATATATTCATCATAACCACTTTGAAATTTATTATAATAATAAATACATTCTTCTAAGAATAAATAATAGTAAGCATAAATCTTAGTATTTTTTGCTCTCATTAAACATATTTTAAATGCATATGGAGTCAAACGGTATTCCTTTTTATTAGAAAATCCACCTTGTGGAACCGGGTGCGCAACGTTGCGCACCCGGTAATCTTCATCTTCAATTAAATTAAATTGATCCAAACATCTTTTAATATCTACACTTGATTTAGTATTACTAATAATTTTATACTCTTTTAACTTATTATGAGGAACATAAAATTCCTTTTTATGTTCAATAATTTCCATAAAGTATTCCATAAATGAAATATCTAAATTTTTATTAGTAATTAAATGATATTCATTAATATAATCCTTTAAACTTTGTTTATTAGATTCTTTAATTAAATATTCATTATATTCTTCAATTGTTTTGTAATTAGACATTTTTATTAGGTATTATTATTTTATTAATAAGTGTGAATCAATTTTTTATTTAGAATATAAATTATCATTCTAAGATTGTTCAGTTTTAACCTCCTTTGAGGTTAAACTGAACAATCCGTTTAACCTCAAAATATTTAATACCACTTGAAGATTCTGACTGCAGTAGAACGTTCTACTGCAGTCAGAATCTTCAAGTGTTTTGTAATTAGACATTTTTATTAGTTATTTTATTAATAAGTGCGAACCAATTTTTTATTTAGAATATAAATTATATAACACATCAATAACTGCCGAGCAACGTTCCGCGGTTGTAAAATTATATAACACACCAATACCCGGCTGCGGAACGTTCCGCAGCCGGTAAAATTATATAAACATATTAAGTATAATTATATTAGTATATATAAGTATGAAAGATATAATTACAGATAAATGTAAGAATATTATAGAAAATAATAATGCAACTATTATAAAAAATATTTTAGATAAGAAATTAAAAATTAGATGTCAAAATGGTCATATATTTATAAAACAGATAAGTAAAATAAATTATGGTAGATTTTGTAAAAAATGTAGAGTTTTTATAAATGAAAATATATGTAAAAATATATTCGAATCATTATTTAATTGTAAGTTTAATAAATGTAGACCAGATTGGTTAAAAAATCCAAATACAAATAGAAACTTAGAACTTGATGGTTTTAATGAATGTTTGAAGTTGGCGTTTGAATATGATGGGGAATTTCATTATAAGAGGTCTAAGAAATATTCTTCTAAGAAATTGTTAAAACAACAAGAGCGAGACATAATGAAAGATGAATTATGTAAAATAAATAATATAACTCTAATTCGTATTCCATATACTATAAAAAAAGAAGATTACCAAACACATATTATGGATAAATGTAAAATAAATAATATTATAATTATAAATATAAATAAAGTAGATATAAAAAAAATTAATAATGATAATTCTATATTGGATGAAATTATTGATTATGTAAAACAATATAATATTAGATTAATAACAAAAACATATTCCAATAGTAAAACCAAGTTAGAATATGAATGCTTAGGTTGTAATATTATATTTCTTTCTACTTATTATAATTTTAAAAAAAGAAAAAATAAATGCAAGATATGTAAGGTTGAAACTGTATTAGAATAATTATTCTTTATTATTTTTCCAGTATCTTTTTTTTCAACCAACTTGGTATTTTTTTAATTTTATAATCATCTAATGTTTTAATCCATTTATATTTTTTCCCATTTGGATGAACCGATACGGGAGACACAACCTGCCCGCCATCGGATTTAATATCTATTCCAACTCTTTTACCATCTACAATAATTTTAATACTACTTTTTAAATCTTTATCATATTTAAAATAATAATGATAACCACATGAACCAGTCTTAACTATTGGCGTATTGATATCACCATATTCTTTAAGCCATTTTTTCCATATTTTTAAACCATCATCAGCTTTATCAACATCTATAACTATTATATTATTTACTTTTCCAGTAATAATACCAATATTATCACCAGGTCTTAAATCTTTTGATTTTGTAATTTTCTGCCATTCTTTCATATATGGGTATTTTTGCTTTGGTACTAATGGTATGCTAATTAATTTAAATTTATTATAATATTCAGTTGGATTTTCCATTGTATCCAGTTTATATTAAAATGATTATAAAAAAATAAATATAAAAAAATTAGTTAGATGAATATTGGTAATATATTTTCTAACTCATATGTATTAATTGCATTATTACTAAAATATAATTCTATAAATTTTACAGTTCTAATATCTTCAAATGATTCTATAATTTTATTATATAATTCATTTAACTTATCTTTTTTTATATCTGATTTATACTTAATATAAATTAAATGATTTTCGATTAGATAATTTTTATTATCGATTAGACAATAATTGAATTGATATTTTCCAGAACCATAACCTCTATTGATAACCAATATTGGATCACTCCACCCGTTTTTACTAATATAATTCTTCTTTTCCTTGTTTTTATAATCTATTAAATTTAATTGATTATTCTTAATATCACTACTATATATTAACCGAGTATCTTTATTGTCATTGGTTAATATATTTTTATGTTGATTCCATACTATATTCCCAACCTTAACCTCAAAATTTAATTTATTTAATGTAGTTGAATCAGTTAAGAGATTGTTGATTTTAATTATATTTTGTTCTGTATTGAAAATAATGTTTGAATTTAAATTAATATAATAATCAATATTTGAATTTAAATTATTATTATTTTGTATAATAAATAATATTGTATCTTGTTGTGTTTCTATATAATTATCATCAAAACATTCAATAATTGATATAATCTTATATTGTTGGATAATTATATTTCTTAATTTATTATAATATAGACAATTGAGAAAATTTTTTGGTAATGCAAAACACAATATACCATTAGTTTCTAAAAATTGTAATGATTTGATAATAAATAATATATAAATATTTGGTCGACCCGTAAAATAATTATAATATTCTTTATTAACTTTTTTTTTATCTAATGTGAAATATGGCGGATTACCTATAATTAAATCATATTTTTTAGTAGTATTATAATTTAAAAAATCTTTATTTATAAGATTTATATTGTTATTATTAAATTTAATATTTGAAATACTATTATAAATAATGGTATTAAATTCTATGCCATCAATATTAACATCATCAAATATATTATTTTTATCAATGTATTTTATAAACTCACAAGAACCACAGGATGGTTCTAATATATCCACAATTTTTAAACCATTTGAAATAGTATAATTTTTAATAATTTTTATAGACTTATCTATAATATTTAGAGGTGTGAAATATATACCTTGTTGTTTTTTATCTATAGATGATATTTTTTTTGTTATATCATATGATAATTCTGAAAATTGTTTTGTTATCCCATCCATATGTTATGATTAAATATATACCAATAGTATATTTAATTCAATTTTATAATTATTATTAAAAAATGAAAAAAAATAAAATTATCTTATAATTTTCGAGCAGCCATACTTCGAGTAGTAATTCGCTGTTTTGTCATACTTCGAGTCATAATAGTATTTACTTTACTCATAACCTTTTTTTTCTTGGAACTTGGTTTGTTTTTTTTTACAGTATTTTTCTTATCATTATTACTGTAATTATTTTCATTACTGTAATTATTTTCAATAATAGCAAACATTTCATTAAGGTCAATTTCTTCAAATACTAATTCTTCAGGCATATCCATAGTATTATCCATAGTATTATCTATGGCATTATTTATATCTATATCCATATTCATATACATACCAGTATCTATATACATATATGTATCCATAGTGTTATCCATAATATTATCCATAATATTATCAATATCCATAATGTTATTCATTCTTTTTTATTTATATATTCTTATTTATAAATATATACAATAAAAAATCAATTTTTTTATATTTTAATATCTAACAATATCGGCAAATGGTCGGACCCGTAAATATTATCCAACATTTCTATTCGTTTTACATTCTTTAATAATTTTTTTGATATAAGAAAGTAATCTATTCGCATACCATTATTTGATTTTCTTGAATTATATCTATATGTGAAATATGAATATTTTACTTTATTTTTATTTAATTCTAACCACGAGTCGATTAATTTTGTTTCTGATAGTAATTTTTTAAAATTAGACATTTCAATATCACTAACTCCAGCTAATTTATTATGTTGTTTAGTAAAAGAATGTGTATCTACTTCTCTATTAATAACATTAAAATCTCCAGTTAATATTAATTCTTTCTTATATTTTTTTTTAATTTCTTTTATTTTTTTTAGAAATAATTTATCCCAATCATTTCTTTTTGATATATTTTTTAAATTTTGTCCTGAATTCATAACATAAACACATACTAAAATAAATTTATCAAATTCCATAATTACATATCTACCAGTAGAAGTATCACCAATATCTATACAAGATGATAATGGTTTTATTTTACTGAATATAGATACTCCAGCATAACCATTTTTTTCATAAGAAAAATTAATACATTTATAATTATATTTCTCAAAATTATTTATTATATATTCTAATTCATAATCTTTTTTACTTATTTTTAATTCGTTAAAACATATAATATCAGGATCTTCTCTTTTAATAAAGTTTATATAGGTATTAGTATGTTTATTTATATTATTTACTATATTATCTTTTTTCAAAATAGACCTTATTCCATTGATATTATGTGTTAATATTTTCATATTTATATTATACATTTTTTTATTTTAATATAAAAAAAATAATATTGTATAATATATAAAAAAAAACACACATAATAAAAAATGGTCCTATTAAGACCTTTAACAACTGCGGATATTTCAGCATTACCTACTACTGGTGGTAATCTAGTATGGGATACAGACACTCTTGATTTAAAGTTTAGAAATAATGTAGGAACTAGTACAGTCACTTATTTAGATGCTGCCGGAAATTTAGACATTGCCACACATGACGCATCTTCGGTAGGTCTAACTCTTGGTGGTGTGTTAGTTACAGCATCTGCTGCTGAATTAAATACACTTGATGGTATCACAGCGACAGTTGCTGAATTAAATATCCTTGATGGTGTAACTGCTACTGCTGCTGAATTAAATACACTTGATGGTATCACGGCTACCGTTGCTGAGTTAAATATTCTTGATGGTGTAACTGCTACTGCTGCTGAGTTAAATTATAACGATTTGACTACCGGAGCTGGTACGGCTGAGGCAAGTAAGGCTGTTGTATTAGATGCAAGTGCTGATGTTTCTGGTGTTAATGCTTTTGGTGCTGCTTCTGTGGATGCTGCTGTATTAGATGTTTCTACACACGATGCTGCAACTGTTGGTTTAAGTCTTGGTGGTGTATTAGTTACATCATCTGCTGCTGAATTAAATATTCTTGATGGTGTAACTGTTACTGCTGCTGAATTAAATATTCTTGATGGTGTAACTGCTACTGCTGCTGAATTAAATTATAATGATTTAACTACAGGACCAGGTACAGCTGAAGCAAGTAAGGCTCTTGTATTAGATAGTAGTTCTGATATTACTGGTATTAATTCATTGACAGCAACTACATTAGCAGGGACTTTATCAACAGCAGCACAGCCTAATATTACAAGTGTAGGTACATTGGATGATCTATTAGTAACTGGAAATGTTGGTATGGGTACTCTTACACCACAAACAACATTAGAGGTTGCTGATACAATACCTGAGATTCGTTTAACTGATGATAGAACTACTATCACAGGTGGTAGCGACTTGGGTAAAATATCTTGGTATTCTAGAGATGCGTCGTTCGGTAGTAATTATGAACCAGTTGCACAAATTAGAATAGTTTCTAATAACTCAACAGTAGCACCAGATGGTGATATACAATTTTTAAACGGTATTGATGGTACATTAAGTGTTAGTATGGTAGTAGATGCAAATGGATTAGTCGGTATAGGCTCGACTAATCCCGATAAGAAATTAGAAATTAATAGCGAGACTGGTGATTGTCTGCGATTGACCTACAATGACGCAGATGGTGGTGCTACAAATTACACTGATTTGTTAGTTGATGCTACTGGTAACTTAACAATTAATTCTTCTGGTAATGAAGTTTTAATTGATGCCACTGATAGTTTCGATGTAGCTGGACATGACGGTTCTACACTTGGATTAAAATTAGCTGGTGTATTAGTTACAACAACAGCTGCTGAGTTAAATTATAATAATTTGACTACAGGTGCTGGTACTGCCGAGGCAAATAAAGCTGTTGTATTGGACGGTAGTGCAGATGTTACTGGTATTAATTCATTATCATCAGTTTTATTAACATCGTCAGGAACTACTGCTTCTACATCCGATACAACTGGTGTTATTTTAACTGCTGGTGGTATCGGTATTTCAAATACTACAGATGCCATCAGTACTACCAATGGTGGTACATTGACATCAGCTGGTGGAGCTGCTTTTGCTAAAAGTGTGTTTGTAGGAAATCATTTAACGGTTGGTGGTGATTTAATTGTTAATGGAACTACGACAACAATTGAATCAGTAACAACAGTTATTGGTGATAATACATTATTACTAAATTCTGGACCAGCTGGTAGTGGTAGAGATGCTGGTTTAATCACTGAACGGTATCAAATTGCTAATGACGCTGGTACTGGTGATGTAGTTGCTGATACTGCAAAGGAATCATATGCATTAGATGGGGCAGATGCATCATCGATTACACTACCAGCCGGTGGTAGTGCTATTGATGATTATTATAATAGTTGGTGGATGAAAATGACATCAGGCGCTGGTATTAATGAAACAAGACGAATTATTGATTATGATGGAACTACTAAAATAGCTACATTAGAGAGCGCATTTACTGCCACACCATCAGCTGCTGATAATGTAAGTCTTTATAATAAACCATATAGTACGTTTGTATGGCAAGAAGCTTCAAATCAATGGGTATCAGCTTTTGTTGCTGCAGATATTACTGGTGCATTAGATATCATCGATTATGCTGATTTTAGATGTAATGATTTAACATCTTCTTCATTTAGCACAGAAAATATTGATGTGACTGGACATGATGGCGCGACTGCTGGTTTAAGTCTTGGTGGTGTATTAGTTACATCAACTGCTGCTGAATTAAACATTCTTGATGGTGTAACTTCCACTACTGCTGAATTAAACATTCTTGATGGTGTAACTGCTACTACTGCTGAATTAAATACACTTGATGGTATCACGTCGACCGTTGCTGAATTAAACATTCTTGATGGTGTAACTTCCACCGCCACTGAATTAAATTATAATGATTTGACTACTGGACCAGGTACGGCTGAGGCGAGTAAAGCTCTTGTATTGGATAGTAGTTCTGATATTACTGGTATTAATTCATTGACTGCAACTACATTAGTAGGGACTTTATCAACGGCAGCTCAACCAAATATTACAAGCGTCGGGACATTGACGTCACTACTTATAGCAAATACAGGTGCTGCTGATTTATTGACATTACAATCATCTGATGATACATTACAATCGGCATTACAATTCACCCCAAATGGTCAGGAATGGGAAATGGGTGCAAATGGCTCGGCAAATGCCTTCCCAAGTTCATTTTATGTTAAGAGTGGAACAACATATAGGATGTCTATTACAGATGCTGGTTTAGTTGGAATAGGTGATACCATACCAACTGAAAAACTAACGATTAGACAAGGTAATGTTAAAATGACTGAGTTAAATGGTTATGTAGCTGATAAATATGTATATTCTGAGTGGGCTGATGGTGCAAATACACATTCTGTTGGACTTGAATTCGATTATTATGCAGGTTCTGGTAGTCAATCTTCTACACATTCAAGAGTAAATTTTGTTTCTAATGCAATTTTTGGAGAAGATATTTACGATGCTGGTAAATTGACTACAATGAGTGTATTATCCAATGGAAGAGTAGGTGTTGGAACAATTTTACCAGGTAAAGCATTAGAAATTAATAGTGCTACCGGTGATTGTCTAAGATTGACATATAATGACGCAGATGGTGCTGCTACAAATTACACTGATTTTGCAGTTGATGCAACTGGTATTTTAACAATTAATTCTTCTGGTAATGAAATTTTAATTGATGTCACTGATAGTTTCGATGTAGCTGGTCATGATGGTTCTACACTTGGGTTAAAATTAGCTGGTGTATTAGTTACATCAACAGCTGCTGAATTAAACATCCTTGATGGTGTAACTGTTACTGCTACTGAATTAAATATCCTTGATGGCGTAACTTCGACTGCTGCCGAATTAAATTATAATGATTTGACTACTGGACCAGGTACGGCTGAAGCGAGTAAAGCATTAGTATTGGATAGCAGTTCTGATATTACTGGAATTAATTCATTGACATCAACTACAATTAATGCCACAACATTAAATGTTACTGGTGATGCTGGGTTCATTGTTGACAGTGCTGTTGGAAATACTCCATTATGTCCATTGTCTATTACACGAACAACATCAGATACACCAGCGGCTGGATTAGGTGTATGTATGAAATTTGATATTGAAAATTCGGTAAATGTAAATACAACATTCGGTACTCTTGAAGTTAGTGCTACTACGATTACGGATGCTGCTGAAGATGGTAAATTTTCATTCAAATTAATTAATGCTGGAACTGAAGCCGTCGAGGCTGCTTCTATTGCTAATGATGGTACTTTTACATGTAATAATGTAGTAGAGACTTCTGATATTCGTGTAAAAGAAAATATTACACCAGTAAATAATTTAGACTCATTCCAAAAGATAATGGATATTAACATTGTTGATTATAATTTTATTGCTGACTCTCAGAAAGTATCACATCGAGGAGTTATCGCTCAGGAATTAAAAGAAGTGATTCCAAATGCTGTAATGAATGTTGGAACAAAAAATGGTATTGAAAATTTCAATGCGGTATCTACTCGTGAATTGGTAGGATACCTTATTAGCGCAATTCAACATTTAAATTCTAAACTTGACAAATAATTTAAAAAAACAAATAATAAATAATAAATTTTATAATTATTTTTTTTTTAAATTTGAATATACATTACAATAACTTATATAGCATTACTACATTATAATAAATGGCAGCATCAAAAAGAAATTTTCAAGATTTTACAAATATTAAAGAATTTAATTATTTTATAGACGATGGGATTATTAGATTTCCTACATTATATAATATGGACTCAAAAAATCATATAAGAATTTGGAAAGTGTATTTATTATTAAAATCAGATAATGAAAAAATAAATATAAAAAATATATATCTAAAAAATGACGAGATGCTAAAATTAAATAAAATATACAAATATTTACATATTGAATTATATACAGAATCTGGAATCCAAAATATGAAAATAACTAAATCAGCACCAACTGTGATAAATAATGGAAAAAATATAGGTAAGTCCAATGAGACAAATATAATAACACAGGGCTTGATCGAATCGAGAAGTAAATATTTAAAAAAAATAGATTCTGGATATAATTTATCCATTCTAAATAATATAAAACAGAAAATACCATATCCTATGTCTTTACATAAATATGAAGACCATTCTAAACATATTATATATCCGTGCTATATTCAACCAAAATTAGATGGTATTAGATTACTGGCTTATTATGATATAAAGATGGAATGTGTTATTTTTAAGTCAAGAAGATTAAAAAACATAGAAGGTTTTGATTATATTAAAAATGAATTAAAAAATGAACTTAAAAAAAATCCTGGAATTGTATTAGACGGTGAGTTATATTGTAAGGGAATGGAATTACAGGAAATATCTGGTATTGTAAGAAACGAAGAAAAATCAAATAATAGTAAATTATTAAGTTTATATATATTTGATTGTTTTAATATAAATAATTCAGAATGGAGTTTTAAAGAAAGAATGGAATATGTAAATAATAACTGGCGATTCCACGATAGAATGTGTAAAGTTAATGATATTACTAATGATAATTTATATGCTCTATCGGTAATAACTGAAGAAGTTATTGATGAGGAACAAGCGGATAATTTATATAATACATATATAAATATAGGTTATGAGGGTATTGTTTATAAAAATATACAAGGGGTTTATAAATATAGTTTTGATAAAGAGCAGAGGTCTTATGATAATTTAAAAAGAAAACAAAAATTTGATGATGAATTCGAAATAATAGATTATACAGTTGGTACTGGTGGCCATAAAGATGCAATAGTATTCATTCTTAAAACAAAAGACAATAAATCATTCCATTCAGTCCCTAAATGGACTATAGAAGAGCGTATTAAAGTATATAAAAAAAGTCAAAAAAAATTTGATGAGTTATATAAAGGAAAGTATGCTACAGTAATTTACGATGATTTGTCTAAAGAAGGTATACCATTAAGAAATAGAATATCAGCAATACGAGATTATGAATAAAAAATATTATATATTATATAATACAACAAAACTTATTTAATTTTTTATATTATTAGTCTTGGACGATATGGGAGCATTTTTACTTTTTTTATTCATTATATTTATTTATATAACAATAATAAAAAGATTACAAAAAAAGGAATTGTTAAAGAAAGTGTTAATCAAACAAGTAATCGACAATCAGATGTCGAGAGACACTAACCATGGTTATGACTTGGACGAAAATTACCAACCTATATTTACTAATGATAGTATAACTGAAAATAATTTGAAACAAAATAAAATTAGATACGCTCAAGTTATTAATTATTAATTTAAATAATATTCATATACAATAATATAGAAATATGGCAAGTTCTTTAATTAAATATAATGATAAATTTGTACCTCTACCATTTGGATTACATAATACTGGAGTAATATGTTATTTTAATTCATTGATACAAAGTTTATTCGGTTGTAGTTCTTTAAACCAATATTTTTTATTAAATGAATCAAAATTTCAAAAAAAAGATAATAAAATAGCAATGCTATATATAAATTTATTAAAGGAAAATTTACAAACTCAACATAATAAAATATTTAATATAACTAATTTATTAAATATTTTACTTATAAAATATAAAGAAAAGAATAATAATAAAAGAATAGGTATTGGTCAGGAAGATGTTTGTGAATTTTTGACAATATTTTTAGATGTTATTGATGATAAAAATGTTGAGCGACTATTCATGCATAAATATCAATGTGATATTTATTGTTCTGGTTGTAAAAAGATGACAAACATACCAGATGATAAATCTTATCAATTCGAAATACCATTAAATAATATTGATAGTTATGAAATGATATATTTAAAAAAAGATAAAGGGGATACGATTAACATTTCTAATTATATACGAAATAATATTTCTAATATGTCGGATTTACATTGTACTAAATGTATGAGTCTAAATAAATTAATTAAAATTAATAGATTAAGATTTATACCAACTATTTTAACTATAACATATTTAAAATATCAGAATAAGAAATTAGTTGATTTCCCAAAATTTTTAGAATATGAAAATTCAAATTCTAAAAAGAAATATATTTACATATTAACATCTTCAATAGAACAATCGGGTAATATTCATAGTGGCCACTATATTTGTAAATCTAAAAGAAAAAAATATACAAATAGTAAAATAAACACTATTCCATATTTATTTAATGATACTGTATATAAAGAATCTGATTTAGAACCTACATCAAATACATATGTTATATTTTATCACTTTTATAATTCTATTGATATATAAAATTTTATTAGTTAAAAATACCTATATTTGTTATTTTTGTAGCTATAAATGTATGTCCTTTTAAAAATAATTGTTTTTTTTCTCCATCGTCTCCAATATTTTCTGTTATAAAGTTATAATATCTATAATAGAATGTAATGAATACTTCCAACCCATATAAATCTGGCAAGTTATTATAATTAATATTATTAAATTTAAATTTAGTTCTATTATTAACTTTTATAAAGAATCTATTATCACATTCTTTATCAATTGGTAATTTTCCTAATTTCTTACTTTTTAGTTTATTTATTAGAGAGTTTATTTTGACAACACTTTCGTCATCATTTATTTCAATTTTTATTCTATCTTTTTCATCAATTGAAACTATATATCCTTTTATTTTTATACAAGACATTATGTATATTAAGTTTTTTTTTTAATTAAAATACGAAATTAAATTCATCTTCATTAAAGCTATCATGTTCTCCAACGTAATCTGTTAATTGTTTTGATGTAATTTTATTATTTTCTACAACCTTTGACTTAATTTCACTTAATTCATTACGAATCTTGCGTCTCAACATTCGTTGAATATTTACGAACCAGATTGTATCACGAACAATTTTAGTATCTCTAATTGAAGCATTTTTATCAATTCCAATTTTATCTACAAGTTGATCCGAAATAAACCGAGGCTTAAATAGATGCAAAGATTCTAATCTACCATTGAATACATTTGATAGATTTTTACCTTCTAATGATGTATATGGGTTCAATAGTAATTCCTTAAATAGTGAAACATCAACATTTAGACTATTAATATCTTTATTAATCATATCATCATATGAGATACTGTAATTGTAAATATTTACAAGTGGAACTTCTTTCATCAATGAATGAATATTGATAGGAACGACATTCATATCAATAATATTCAAGAGTCGGGCATATTTTCTCTCTTTTTGGGATGATGATAAGATATCACCAACTAAGTCCATTCCTCCATTAGCTACAACCATATTCTTAACATAGTTGTATAGAGATTCCTTATTACTTGAAGTAAATGTGTTTTGTGTAATATCGATAATTTTGGATAATGGCATCTCTTCAGCAAATGATTTTTTGTAATCTACATCGTTATTATTTGTAAGTGATACTGAGGATAACATATTTTTATAACTTTGAATATCATTTACAAATCGGGTGAATGATACTAAACAATCTATAGATGATTCTAAATTTTTAGAGTCTAATTGTCCTGATGATCTTGACGTCGCGTTATAATTACTAAATAATTCAGTCATATATGGCATATGTTTTAATCCATTACCATCACCATTTAACGTGGCTCGAGTTCCAAATAAATATTTGAATCCGTCGGTATTTATGTCAGATTTGAAATCTACAATACTTCCAGGTCGAATAGATACTAACAGAGTAGATGCTGGCATAAATGGAATTGACTTTGTCATTGTATAATAATCCTTAATAAAATCATTTTTAAGTTCAAAGAATAATTCAGGTTTGCCATCCATTGATTTTACTTCACTCAATACATTCTGTGCGTCCTTTACAATAGACATACAACCGTTGATAACATTGCTTAATACTTGTCTGTAATCGGTCATTCGTTCATCCTTGCTGAAACTACCTACCTTAAAACCACTTAGAATATTAATTTTGTTTCCTGATTCATCAATGAGATTTAATTCAGCAACATCAAAATTATCAGTATCAACTGAGTCTTCTGCCATAATATCATTTTCTAATATTTGTTTGTATAATAAACATTTATTAGATAATAGTTTAAACAACTTAATAAATACTGGTAATTTAGTTCGATATACTTCTACCATATGTGGTGAAACATCTGATAATTGTGATAACATATGGTATTTGTTATCTAACTGTGGGTTCAATGTTTGTGAAATCATCTTATTCATAGTATATGCTACACTTGCTGTTAATACAACATTATTTTCTGGGAATGAATTTCCAGATAAGATAAACTCATTACCAACATCACTTGCTACTACATTTGGGATACCTTTGCCATAAACTATAGAACTAAATGTATTTTCTGCAGTGTGTGAGAATAGACTTCCATAAATTTTCCTTGTAGAAATATCATAAAATTCGCTTAGGTATTCACTTAAGAATCCATTAAACAAAGCTACTAAACCACTATCAGAAGCCATACTACTACTTGAAAACATTTTTCCAGCTTTCATTAAAGTAGCTTCCGTTTCACTATCTGCTAATGGGGACCATTGTCTGGTCTTAGGATCGTATGTCTTAAAAGCATCCGCAGCTGGTCCAGTAAATGATTGTTGAGGGGTATTTGATGATGTATTCCACATTACTTTACCGAATAGCTGAGAATCAGGAACTTTGCTTGCTCGTTCAAATAATTTGTTTAATTTTGGAACAAATGAATCTAATGTAGCACTTGAGTATTGCTCTTTTTCTTCGTCAGATAGAGATTCTTTAAGTTCATTTCGTAGGAAGTGTTTTAACAATACATTTTCTAAGAAATAAATACTTTGTTTATTTTCACTATCTTCAAATTGTGCAATCAAATCAGCAGAAACTACATTTCTAAATTTAGAAATCATATACTTAATATTATCAATCATAGTTTCTACCTTTGTTTGTAATTTATCATAGATAATTGCTACCTTATTCTTGGTAATAAATTTAAGACTTACTAAACCATCCAAATCACCGCAGAATGTGTATAATAATTCCATAACATTTAGAAGGTCGAAAGCCTGTTCATCATCAGTCATTACTGAGTCTGGCATAACTGATAATAATTGTTCGCTGAATTTGCTACATAAATTATTCACGGCATTAAGTGTATTACAAGGAGCAACTACTAATTCGTGGAATAAAATATATTCATTTGAACTATCCTTTGATGTATCATTTGATTGTTCAATGGCTTTAACTACCAAATCAAACTTTTTTTCGTTAGTAGATGCAGATTTCAACTCTTCTTTGTAAAACCTAATTCGATCATCAAATGAATATTTAGCAACTTGAGAAAAGTCGGACTCTTTAAGGTTATCACTAATCTTTTGTCTAAATTCTTTAATTAATTTTAAGTCATCGGTTTGTAGTGAAGATGTATTTGAACTACTAGAACCACTTGATTCAAATTGTTCTACAGTCCAGGCTTCAGATGGCCCAGATGTATTACGTTCATCACTTTCATTCAAAATATCAAAGTTAGTTGTTAATTCAGCATTATTTTCATAGTATGTTTTTTGGTATTTTTTCTGTGCTTGGTAATATTGGTTAATATCACATTTTTTCAGAATACCATATCGTCTGTTAATTTCTGAAATTAAACCACAAAATGCTTCACGAACAACATTACCCTTATTAGCCGATGAATAGTGGGTATAAATCTTATTAATTTCTCGGACAATGTCTTTCATATTTTGAAGACTGTATAAGTCTTGTTTAGAAATGAAACGGGATTTGTCGAAAATAATTTTAATCAAACCACTCCATAAACTTCCCATTTCTGGAATAAAGGCAATGATATCAGAATCATCAGAAGGGCTTGAGTTGTTTTTGAATTCCTGGTTTCCATCATCAAATACTACTTTATAGAATTCTACCAATAGTGGTAATCGAATATATAATTCAATTGCTTCATTCTTTACTTCAGGAACTTCGTCATTTCCTCCCAAAATTAATCGAACTGGGTTTGTAATCATATTTTCATTCTTTTCTGGTGTTTGAAAGATAGAATATGTTCCAACTACTGTAAGAATTTTAGACACAACTGCCTTAATACATAATTGGAAATATTCATCATCAGAATCAACCGAAATCGACTTCAAAGATGGTTTATTGTCCATCGTTGGTTCGTATTTATTAACAGCAGAAATCCATACATATTTAACTAAATTTTTGTAAATAGTACTTGATGACATATGAATCTTATCTTGTAATTTAATAGAACCGAATTTTTCTCCAATATGGATAAACATAGAAATTATATTTTTTAGAACTGAAATACTTTCAAAAGATGCTTTACAAGAATCATAAATTTCTTCATAATTTTCATATTCTTTCATTAAACCATCTTCAGATAATAATAATTCTTTGAAATTATCACCTGATTTTTCAACGAACCATTGTGCGATAATTTGTGTAGATTGAAGCATTTTTTCAAGCTCATTAACAGCTTGTGGGTTTTTAGCAATAGCATCCGAAAAATTCATCAAATACAAATCAACAGCCTCAATTGTATTATATAGAGCAGTTCTTGAATCTTTATCATTTTTGATAGATAAATATTTATCATCAGAGGCTCCTAAACTTTCTAATAAATCATACTTTTCTTTGTATTCTTTATTAATTCTGGATTTTTCTTCTCCAATTGCTTTTCCTAAAATCTTATCATACCCTTCTTGGTATTTTGTATGTTCTTTAGAAATACACGATAAATTAGAACGGATAGTTGCAACTTTACCATAAAAATTTAATTTATTAACAGTTCCTTTGATAAGATTAACAGAGTTTGCTGTCATATTTTCATATTCTTTGATATCACGTTTCTTCGTGCAAGATGGTTTTCCACCCATTGCTACTTTAGATTCTTTTAATCCCTTTAATACAAACGTATATGTATCAATAACCTCAATTAATGATATAATATTTTGTTTAATATTTTTGAAATATGAACCCATAACACCAGATGTTAATGGTTCTAATGTTTTAAGTATAAAATCCAAATCATCCAAAAATTGGACGCGCATTTGTTTATTAGATGCAGATGAATCATCATAGTTAATCAAAGCAAAGTAAATATTTTGCTTGTTTAACTCACCTAATCGACTAAATGCCATAATAAATTCCTTTAATTTATTATCATAAGGTACTGAAGATCCAACCTTTTCAGAAACATCATCAATACTATCTTTCATAGCATTAAACCGTAAATTTACATCTTTAATAAATGATTTCATAATTTCTTTGTTGGTCTTTTGTTTATTTTGGATACGTTTAGTTAATGAATTTTTACTCTTAACTACTGATCGAGAAGGAACACCACCACGTTTATATGATTTACCCATATCCTTTGCAGCACCTTCCATCATTTTCTTGAATGATACCTTACCTCCCAATTTATCACTAAATGCTAAGTTTTGTTCTAAAACTTTCATTGCCGAGAAAATATCATTTACTTTCTCTTGTTCGATTTTAGAGCTTGATAACTTCTTTAAGTGTTCGAATAATTGTTTTCGTAATTCAGATAAGTTTTTAGTATTTTTGTAATCCTTTTCTGACATATCTAAACTTTTTAATGCCTTATTAATTTTTTCTTTCATCAAACCAACTTGTGATACACCATTAAATACAAGAGCTAATCGATCAGATGCTTCTTTAGTTCCGTAATCAAAATCAGCCAATAAATCCATAACTTTCATATAATCTTTATGTTTAAGGATTAATTCAGACAAACTCTTAGATGTTGGTTCTAAAGTTACTTTTAATAAATTTTTTAGAATTTTAACCTGTCTTTCAAGTTCTTCTAACACCTTTTTATGAATATCTTTAACTGATTCTAATTGACTTTTAACTTCGTCATCAGAACATTCATAACCAATAGAAAATACTTTATCGTATCCTTGGTCCAAAAATTCTTTAAGTGCCATTAAGTTGGATAAAGTATCTTTTGCGGCATTATGCGTGTTTTCATATTTACTCTCGAAAATTTCCATACCACCACATATTTTAGACATAATCATATTCTCAACATTTTTTTTATCATCAGAACCACCTTCAATCTCATTTCCACATTTATCTTGTAATAATGTTACTAAATCTTTGTGTGCCTTATCAGAAGCAACAAATGTTTGTCCGGTTACAAACCCAGTAGTACTTGTTGCTAATTTTTCACCATTTTCCAATTCTTCAATATTAGTAATTTCTACAGATGGTGTATATTTTTCAATTTCATTTTGAGTTTCTGGTAGTTCAGAAACTGCTTGTTTTAACTGATCTACAGGACAGTCGCATTTTTCAACATCTTCTTGTGATTTGATACCAAATAATTGCATCATTATTTTTTAATTTTTAGAAATGTTGTAATTTATTATATAAGAATAATTTATTATTATATGGATAATTGATTATATATAATTTCAAATATAATTTTAAATTAATAAAAATTAATTATTTAATTATTTAATTTATATAAAAATATGTAAAAAATATTTACACCAGAAAAAAAATATATAGTGTCATATAATTTTATAGAAATTAAATAATTAAATATATACTATAAAATATAATTTTTTTTTAATATTAGTTAATGAAATATATATTTTTTATAAAAAATAAACTAATTATATATTTTATAATATGTAAAAAAATATATAATTAATTATATACAAATTAATATATATACAAATTAATATATATACAAAAAATAATAATGTCAGATTTAAAAGAATATTGTAGTCTTCATTTATATATTAAACGAACAAATCCAGCACTATTTCAGGTAATTGAAAATACTTGTACTGAGCATTTATTTAAATTTCGTTATGTTACATTTTTAATGCCAAGTGCATCTTTATTAAGTAAATTAAAGAAAGAAAAACCAGTAGTAGCAGCAAAAAGTATCAAATCATTAATGTTAAAAGGTGTTTTCAAAAATGCTTCTGAATTAAAGGGTGATGTATCTAATATTGCTAACGGAAAAATAACTAACTTATCTGAATTAAAGGTTAAACCAGACTCTAAATTTATTCAATGGGAAGATTATGATAATTTATCTGTGTTATTATATGATAATGCTGATGTACCAAAGGCAACTGAAACTGAAAGAAAACCAAAAATGATGTCATCTAAAACAGTTATTGTTGATAAAAAAAGTAATGATAAGTCAAGTAGTGATAAAAAGAAAATTACTAAATCTAAAAAATAAACAAATATTAAATAATATATCTTTTTTTTTATTAAATTTGTTGGTATTATTTTTTTTTAAATTACATCTTAAAAAATATTTTATAATTATTATATATAATATTAATTTAAATTATCAAAAAATATGTCTCAATCGTATATTCAAAATACTAATGATACTTCCATTTATCACTATATTAAGACGGTAAATAAACCATTATATGAAGTAATTAAAAATACTGGAGCAAAAAATATTTTTATGAAATCTAATATTACATTTTTAATGCCTAATGAGACACTATTAAACAAGATTTTAAATGTATCACAAAAAGAATCACTTAATATTCTTAAACAACTATTATTAATAGGAACTATTAATAATTTATCAGAATTTTCACAAAGTGTTTATAATATCTATAATTTTCGACTAAATAACCCATCAAGTTTAAATATTAAAATCGACCCTATGTGGAAAAATAATAAATATTGTTCGCTATTTTTATATGATGGTAGCGATATCCCAGAGTCTAGTAAAGTAGTAAATAATAAGAAAAGTGGTTCATCTACTAAAGCAAACTCTTATAATTATAAACTACAAAAACATAAAGAAGTGCTTAAAAAATATAGTGAATTTGTTAATAAAAATAAAAAAGGAATTAATCCATTTGTTATGGGAATTGCTAATATTTTAAGTTTAGTAAAAAATGATAAAGAAAAATATTTACAAATCTGCGATTTAATGGATAACAATGCTATCATTACTTGGTTTTTAATAATGCAACTTGGTCTGGAGGAAAACCCCATTCTATCCAATGAATTCTTCCAATTAAAGACTATTGAACATCCACAACCATATAAAGAATATTCTGATGCCTTTGAAAATATTAATATTAATATTGATGGACAAAATTGGTTTAAAACTGTGAGTAATGTGAGAAAACAATTGGTTAATTATTTTGACATTTCTTTACCTGATGAAATACTTAAAGCTTATGGTAATAATTACACGAAATTATTACAAGATGAGATTAGATTTAAGTATAGAAATTCTAATGAATATCATTGGACGGATATTGTAGAAGAATTAGAATATATTAACTGGGATTATCCACAAAATCATATTATCTTTGGAAATGAAGAAATGTGTAAATATTTAATCCAAGATGAGGATAAATTTTATAGTGGTCCAGTCAAATTTGTCAAATCTATTTACTTTATGTATAAACCACTTAGTAAGAAATTTTACGGACAATTAGTAGAAAAAACTAAAAAAAGTTGTGCCGATCCATATGCCAATGGAATTGTATATGGTGATAATGGTGATAGGGATTTTACTGATAATAATGAAGAACGGCGTGGATATAATATTAAATCTGTCTGGAACTCATTTAATGAATTAGAAAAAGAACAGATGAAGGAATTCTCACAAGTTTCTAAATTAAATAATAAAGATGATATGAAACATTTATGGGAAAGCCTTTCAGTAGAACAGAAGGATTATATTAAGGAATTATCTGCATAATTAATTTAATTCATAAATAATTTTATATTTTTTTTAATTTATAGACAAAAATATAAAATTGAATCACATATTATTCATAAATAATATAATAATTCATAAGTAATATGAATTCGGAATTACAATTAATAATTGGTCCAATGTTTAGTGGTAAAACATCTGAGTTAATTAGACGTATAAATAGATATGTTCTTATAGATAAAAAATGTATAGTCATTAAATCTAATAAAGATAATAGAGATTTAGATAATCAAAATATATATACACACGATAAAGTCAATATTCCAGCGTATAATGTTGATAATTTAAATAATATTTCACAAATAATTATAGATAATTATGATGTTTTTGGTATTGATGAAGGGCAATTCTTTGTAGATATAAAAACATTTGTCAAACTATTATTAAATAATAATAAGATAATAATAATATCAGCATTAGATGCCACATATTCAATGGAACCGTTCTACAATATATGTAATCTAATACCATTAGCTGAAAAAGTAAAAAAATTAAGCGCAATTTGTATAGACTGTGGAAATAATGCATACTTTTCTAAAAGAATTATTAATAATAGTAATATTGAATTAATTGGTGGAAAAGAAGTATATAAACCAGTTTGTCGGCCCTGTTTTCATAAAAAAAATTAAATATATGTAATATATAAATTACATATTACATATTTTTTTTGTATGATCGAACCATTTATTAACATCTATACATTTATTACATTTTTCACATCTTTTAACATTTTCAATATGACATATATTACATTTTTCACAATGTTTTTGATAACGAGCTGGTCCATCACATTTATTACATATTTTACAATAATTCGTTAAATAGTTTTGATGGCATTTATTACATCTTTCACAATGTAAGAATTTTTGTTTTGTGCATTTATTACATCTTTCACAATGAATATATGTATTCTTATCTTTACTACAACAATTAGTTTTAAACATCATAAAATTTAACCATTCCATTATATATTATCTTTATTATATATATTATATATATTATCTTTATATCCAATCAATTTTTTTTAAAAAAATAAATATATATAATTTATGTATAACTTAATCAAAGTATGTATTCGACTCAACATTAGTTAATAATCGAGTTCTACAACAATAATTATGAATATTTAATATTTCGAATATCTCCTGGGTCTCGATATTAACTGCGTCATTTAAATCCAACTTAAAAATATCAGACTCTGTTAATTCTTCTGAAAAATGCTCGTTATATAATTGATTTTTCATTGCAACATAAGCATCATAAAATTCGCCCAAGCTTGTATTACAAGTAAAGCATTTAATGATTGGATACATTATATTTTTCTATTTTATATTTCCACTATATATTTAAATCAATTTTAAAAAAAAATAAAGTTATTAATTAAAAAAAAAGAATTTCATTTAGTTAGGTTCGAACAGTAAGTCCTTTAAATTTATATATAATGAGGATAAACGATATTTCGAATGGTTGTTGTCGTCTAAATATCATATGTCAAGAAATATATATGAACAAATTTTTAATTATATAAATAACTCATATACTAAACCAACTGTTGAAGAAGAAGATGAAGATGAAGATGAAGTTGAAGTTGAAGATGAAGATGAATTTAAATTTAAATTTGAAGAATTTTGATTTGAAGAATTAGAATCAGTTGGTTTAGATTATTTACAAAATAATATTGTAAAAAATACAATTATTAAATATATTAATGAAATTGATGAATATAAAAATATTATTAATAAAGATAAAAAATATGAAAATTTAAATATTCAGTTAATTAATATTATTCAACATTCTCATTTGAATTTTTTAAGACAGATATATTCTAAACCAGGTATTATTCAAGATTACTGTAATACTATTACAAATTATTATAGTTTATATTTTAATAAAGAAATATTAAAAACTATTCATAGATAAAACACAAATTAATAACTTTTTATTTTTTAAAAAAAAATAAAAAGTTATTAATCATAATAAGACAACATCTTTTCTTTGATTTTGTTTAATTTTACATATAATATATCAAGTTTATCCATCTCGTGGATATATGTGTTGAATTCCATACCTTTTACATACTTTAAATGGTCTATTTGCTTTTTTACATATGGAACATTGATCTTACCTACTAATACAATATTACGAAGTGCCTGTATATCATTTAATATATGTCTAATTGCTTTAGTTTTGGCATAAACTTTATGTTGTTTTTGTGGAGAAATTGTATTCATTGTATTATAATTATAATTATAGATATAAAAATTCAATTTTTTATAAAATATATAATATAAAATTTAAAATGAATACTGCAAAAGTTACATTAGTAGTATTTTTATTAACTGCATTTATATATCTTATTACAGTAATCATAATTATCTATATCCATAAAGAGTCTAAATTAGAAGAACCACTTCGACCATTCATTAATAGTAAATCATATATTAATTAAGAAATTTATATTAATTAAGACATTAACTCACTTGATTTAATATAATTATTACAATATGTTAAAATTGGTAATTTATTTATATTATGATTATCAGTAATTAATAAATCATCTGGAATGATTTGTATTGGTAAAGAATATATATCACCATTACAAATACTAACTAATTTTTTTGATAGTACTATTTTGGATTGTTTTATTGGAATCGATGTTATATTAAGTTTGTGTAAAATTTCTGCTACGAATTCGTGGCAGAATCTTTTTTTATTTAATAATTTATTAGAAAATAGGAATGGCCACCATTTAATATAATTAACAAACTGGCAATCAAACCCATTTTTTACTATGTATTTAAATAATTCTATTTGTCGGGGACTTAGTTTATTATTAATTGAAGCGATATAACAATTACCTGCATAATATTTAATTCTATCTGATAATGGTGTTAATTGAATTGCTGATTTAAATTTACCTAAATTCTTATGTGATTTATAACCGTTAATAGTATCAACTATCTCATATATATATGGTATATTATCAATTACTATTACTATACCTGTATGTGAAAATGTTCTATCACCAATCATTATTACAATAGGAACTTTAATATTATCACTAAATAATACTAAATCACCAGTTTTAACCTTATCTATACAATCATTTAATAACATTTTATAATATATTTTTGGTGTATTACCACAAGAATTCGGCAAAGCAAGTTTCAAAAAACATATTATTATTAATATTATTATAATTAATAATATTAAAACTGTATTCGACATTTTTAATATTATACTAAGACTAATATTTTTACAACTATAAAAAAATATAAAATTTATGATAACTGATATCTACATAATTCCATAGTTGATTTAGTATTATAATATTAAGATGTCATAAATTTAGTATCGATATCCACGTATCCATCTAATACAGATATACAATTAATTGGTGTAAATACAAATTTATTAAAACAAGGATCATATTTCATAATAATATCATCATATAATATAGTATTTGGTTTATTTTGTATAAACTTATCACCAGTATCTAATATTGGTAAATTTTTTGTTAGATAACTATTAGTATCTATAGTGATATCTTTATAAGAATAATTATCATCTTTTTTATTATAATGAATAATATTTAATTTAAACCCCTCATATAAGCACTTTTTTATTTTAATAATTTCATCCATAAATTCATTTTCATTATATAATTTCTTATTATTTAATAAATTATATAAATTATTTTTATTAAGATATGGGTTCATATTCATTTTATGTATCATATCATATATAATTTCATCCTTTATTCTAATTAATTGTAAAATACCCTTATATTTAACTTTATGTTCGGAGCACCAATTTTCTATTTTTTTAATATTTTTAAACTTTACTAACATAATCTCAAATTTTTTAAAGAATAATAGAAAGTCTATAAATTCACAAGATATCAATAATCTTGATTTTAATTTATTATAGTTATAAGAATCTATACATTTATCTTCAATTTCATCAAACTGAAGGTTGAATGATTTAAAATTAGATTCTACTATATTTTGTTTAGATATTATTAAATAAGATATTATAATGATTAAATCTTCTATATTAGCATTATAATTATATCCAGATATTATCACTTTAATATGTTCCAACTTAATTTTTTGAAATTTATTTGCCAATAAACCTATTTTTGTAGGATACATATTTGAACTTATATAACCTAATGTAAATAATTTTTTTAATGATGAAATAGACATATCATATGGTATAGTATCTAATAAATTAATATTCTGTATATTTAAATTATTATATTCTTCAATATTCTCAGTAATAACGGTATCTCCATTTGTAAAATTATTTTCATCATCTAATTGTATATTTGATAATTTAATAATAACATTTAATAAATTAAATGATAAATCTTCTGTAAATATATTAGGTAAAGAATTAACTTGTAAATTATTAAATACATTCTTTGTATAAATTGGAAACCAATTGCCTCTAAATTTTCTACCAATTCTACCCTTTCTTTGTAATGATGATGCCTGGGTTACTGGTTTTGTTAATAATAAATTACAATTATAAACTGGGTTATATTCTACGGAATTTACATACCCAGTATCTATACAATATTTTAATGTATCAATAGTAACACCAGTCTCAGCTACATTAGTACCTATTATAACTCTTCTTACTGGTCTTACATTTTTATTATTTACATTTATCTTAATCAAACTTAACTTTGTAAATATATAACTGTAATTAATATCACCTTTTCTAAATATATCACCAGTTAATATAATTGGTAATAAATAATTTTTAGTATATGTAGAATTTAATTGTTCTATATTTTTATATACTTTATTTAAAACAGACGTGGTATGAACGAATATAATTATATCTATATTATTATGTATATCAATTTCTTTTATATTTTCTGTATGTATTTTATTTACAATTTCTTTTGTTTTTTCTATATAATCACCACAATCTA